CAAGTGATAATGCAGGTAATAACATTGTTGTTCCAGCATCACACATGGCATTACGTACTATTATACTAAACGACCAAGTTGCGTTCCCCTGGTTTGCTCCAGCAGGTACAAGACGTGGTGGCGTAAGCAATGCTACAAGTTCAGGTTACATTAATAGCGAAGGCGAATTTGTAAGTGTAGCACTTAACACCGGACAGCGTGATACATTGTATTCAAATGCAATTAACCCGATCACATTTATTAGTGGCGCAGGACTTGTTGTATTTGGACAAAAGACTCGTGCAAGAAATGCAAGTGCATTGGATCGTGTAAACGTAGCACGTCTAACTGTTTACTTACGTGGACAGCTAGAGCTGTTGGCAAAACCATACTTGTTTGAGCCAAATGACAAGATCACACGTGATCAAGTTAAAGCAGCAGCAGATGCACTGTTACTAGAACTAGTAGCACTAAGAGCACTTTATGACTTCTTAGTAGTGTGTGATGAATCAAACAACACACCTGCAAGAATTGATAGAAATGAGCTATACTTAGACATTGCTATTGAGCCAGTAAAAGCAATTGAATTTATTTACATTCCGTTGCGTATTAAGAACACAGGCGAAATTGCAGCACTAGGATAATATGCGCACATAATGAGTGGAGTTTTACCTCCACTCATTGAGGCATAAATACTGTATAGGAGAACATAATGCCAATCACAACTTTACAAAATATTAGTGTACCTACTGAAGGCGCTGGAAGTAACTCATCATTATTGATGCCTAAACTACAGTATCGCTTTAGAGTATTACTAGATAATTTTGGTACTACTGGTGGACCAGATGGTACAAGAGAAATTTCAAGACAGGTAGTAGACGTAACTCGTCCAAACGTAAGTTTTGAAAAAATGACAATTGAAGCTTACAACAGCAAAACATATCTTGCAGGTAAGCACACATGGGAACCAATTACACTTACACTACGCGAAGATGCAAACAACAACGTACAAAAAGTTGTTGGTCAGCAGCTACAAAAGCAGTTCGATTTCTTCGAGCAGTCGAGTGCAGTATCAAGTGGCTCATACAAATTCCAAACTAGCATCGAAATACTAGACGGTGGAAATGGTGCAAACGGTGCAACAGTTATTGATCGCTTTAGATTAGTAGGTTGCTACATTGAATCAGCTAACTACAACTCACTAGCATATGCTACTAACGAAGCAGTAACAACTACACTAAGTATTAGTTACGATAACGCTATCCAGTTTGGTGCAGACGAATCATTCGAAGGTATCGGCGAAGCAACTGCAAGAGCAATTGCAGCGTCAACAGGCGGAACAACTGTTACTGGCTAATACGCTTAGTTAAGGTTGGTGTTTTATATAGAAAGCGGAGATTGACAATCTTCGCTTTTCTTTATATACGCAGATAATTCGTAAGGATAAATATTAGTATGAGTTTAAAAGATGCATTCCTATTCAACCTTCAATCTGAGACACATTTGCGTGACGCTCGTCACGCCCATCAAATCTACACTCAAAACAACTTTGCGTTCTCTCCTAAAACAAAATACATGTATCATGTTAGGTTTGATCCTAACGATGAAATAGGTAATAGTGCAACTTCAAACGTATTTAGATTTCAAAAAGAACTAGGTGTACTTGTTAAAAGTGCAGACTTGCCAAGTTTTAGAGCAAGTGTAGAAAACAAACAACAGTACAATCGTAAAAAGAATGTACAAACTCGTGTTGACTACGAAGATTGTAGAATTGTATTTCACGATGATAATACTGGTGTAACTAGAGCATTACTAGAAGAATACTACAGATATTATTTTGTTGATGCTAATAAAGTTACAAACGGAGTTGACGGTGCATATGGACCTAGAGACAAGTATTTTGCTAGAGTGCCCAGTTACGGTCTAGATAATAGCAAAAGAAATCCATTTTTTAAAAGCATTACAATTTATCAATTGTCACGCAGAAATTGGGTAGCATATACTTTAGTTAATCCTTTGTTAACAGCATGGGATCATGGCGATGTTAATAGTAATGGCAGTGAGTTTAATGAAAACACAATGAGTGTTGCATACGAAGCAGTACAATATACTAGCGGCACTGTTGCTGGAGACACTCCAGCAGGATTTGCAGATCAAAGTGTAGGTTATGATGTAACACCTAGCCCACTAGGTTATCTCGATGATGCTATGATCCCAGGCGGTGGCGAAAAAGGATTACTGCCTGCATTAATTGGGTTAGGTACTTCGGCGTTATTAAATAAAGCATTTGGTAATAGTAACAGTCCGAGCAAAAATATTTTAAAGCAAGTTGCAACAGGTGTTATCGGTGGAGTGGTAACTAATATACTATCACAAAATAAACTGCCGGTGCCTGATCCACAAAATCAACAAACACCTATAACTACAACATCTAATAATTCAAAAACATTATCTAGCAGTCAAATCGCCGGGTTGTTACTATCGCCTGCTATCAAGAATCAAGTAAATCCTGCATTAATTAACAGTGGAGCAATACCAAACGTAAGTGTTAATGACTATAATAATGCCTCTGCTTCGCAAAAGGCAGCATATGATTCGCAAATATCGAATAAAATTGCAGCTGGTGATCAAAAATTAGCACAGGTTGCTTCAAATGCACTTAATAGTTTAGGATATTAAATTATGGAAAATAAAGATATTACTACAGAATTTTTTAACAATTTTTATAATCTAGAAATTAGTTATAATCCGAGCGAAGTAGACGCAGTTATAGGGTACTTCCTAAAAAGAGGTTTTGGAAAAGTTAGTGCTATTAATACAGCTAGTGTGTTATTACAACAAGCGAAAATTGATGATCTAAACGTGCAAGAATTAATTGATACTCTTAAAGGTGTAACTGATGTACAATTAAGTTTAATTGTTGCTCAAATTCTTAATTTTAATAGAGAAAAAACTAGTGTACTAGGTTTTAGAGATGACATAGGAATGTCTAATTTATTTGATCAAAGAAATGTTGTAATATGATATGTCACGTTTTGCACAAGGTAAATTCAATCTAAAAAATCCACAAAAATATATAGGTACTAAAACTCCTACATACCGTTCAGGGTGGGAATTTACTTTTATGAAATTCTGCGACGAACATCCTGCAATAGAACAATGGGCAAGTGAAGCAGTACGTATACCTTACCGGAATCCCTTAACAGGCAAACAAACTGTATATGTACCCGACTTCTTTATTTCGTATGCAGATAAAAGTACTAAAAAGCGTGTAGAACTAATCGAAGTTAAACCTGCAAATCAAGCTCATCGAGAACGACTAGGTAATAGTAAGCACAATCAAGCACATTGGGTTGTTAATCAAGCTAAATGGGAAGCTGCAAGAGCATGGTGTAAACAAAAAGGCATAACATTCCGTATTGTTACTGAAGATGATATTTTCCACACAGGTAGAAGAAGATAAATAATAGTAGCATATAATGGAATGGAACCATGACAAAAAAATTAGAAGACTTATTAAACTTACCTGATTCAAAAGAAATTATAAAAGAAGCAGAAGTTCAAGAAGTAGAACAAACAAAATACGAAATGGCTAATGTAGCTGAAACATTTCGTGATATTGAAGAGTTTGACAAAATTGCAGCAGCATTACCGGCTATAAAAGGCTTGGGCAAAATGGCAGACGACGAGCTTAATGAAATTGCAGACAAGGCAATGCAAGCATATGATGATCTAATGGATCTCGGTATGAATGTCGAAAGTCGTTATAGTGGTAGAGTATTTGAAACTGCTGGCGGATTGCTTAAAACTAGTTTAGATGCTAAAGTAGCTAAACTTAATAATAAATTAAAGGTAGTTGAGTTACAACTTAAAAAACAAAAGCAGGACAACGATAGTGCTGGACCAGGAGACGGTGATATAGTTAATGGTGCAGGCTACGTTGTTACTGATAGAAACAGTCTGTTAGAGAAGCTCAAAGGCTTAGATAAAGATAAATAATACATATAGAACAGGGATCATTGCGCAATGAGATCATTTACAGAAATACTTACAGAGTCTAAAAAGACTTACGAATTTAAAATAGGCGTTGCCGGACCCTTGCCAGAAGGGTTTGCAGATAGTATGGAAACTTCACTTAAGAAGTTTAAAGTACTAAACATGACATCAGGTAAGAAAACACCAATTCAAGAGCGTCCACTAGATTTCCCACAGTTGCAAAACATGGAAGTAACATATTTTGAAACAGAATTAGAATACCCAACTACTAGTCAAGTATTGCAAGAGTATGTTGGTAAGTGCTGCGGAGTTGATCAAGCACACATTATTGTACGCAATGCAAATGATCCAAGAGAAGAATATCAAGAAATGAAAGACGATGCTCCATACGAAGCAATGTTGACCAAAGAAGACATGGGTGGAGAAACTGCACAAGAAGATGTAGCAGGCAGTCGTATAATGAGCTTATTAAAAGAATTAGAAACTGCTCGCAAGGAAAATGAACACAGTGGTGCAGAAGGTGCTCCAGTTGGAGAATCATCTGATATTGGTGATGCAGAAAATACTAAAGCAGTTGTAGGAGGCTGAAATTATGGATATGAAGAAATTAATCGAATCAATGGATCACATTGAAGAATGTGGAATGACAGAGATGCCTGCTATGCCTGCATCGTTACCTGCACCAGAGCAGCATGAAGGTAATCCAGTAACAGTAAATGTTAACATGAATGCAAGTGGTAAAGAGCACGTTGCTGATTTGTTAGACATGATGAAAAACGCAGGACTAGGCGGCGCAGAGCCAGTAAGTGCTAAAACACTTTCACCACGTATGGACATGGAACGTTTATCGGCAATGATGGGCGAGCCAGGCGACGAACCAGAAATGGAAGAAGTTGAAGACGAAATTGAAGTTGAAGGCGACTATGCTAATGAGCCAGATCCAGAATATGGCGATATGAGTGACGCTATTCCAGACGGCAACGACTTAAACCGCAAGAAGAAAGCATATGCTGCTACACAAGACGGTGACAACCCAATGGCTGTTGAAGCTATTAAAGCAACACTAATGGCAGCACTACAAGAGAAGAAAGCAAAGCCAGACTTCCTTGATGTTGACAAAGATGGTGACAAAAAAGAGCCGATGAAGAAAGCACTTAAAGACAAAGGTAGCAAGCCTAAAAAAGGTGAAGTACCTCCGCAATTTAAGAAAAAATAAACTACGGTGGAGTTACACCAGATAGGACCTTCGGGTCCTATTTTTTTGAGTAAATAACAGTATGGCAGCATCATTAGACGGCGTCTTAATTAAGAAGGCGAATAAACAAGAAACATATACAAATGAACAAGTCGAAGACTTGATGAAATGTATGGATCCTGATGAAGGGTATTTGTATTTTGCCCGTAAGTTTGCTTATATTCAACACCCTGTTAAAGGCAAGTTGTTGTTTGATCCGTTTGAATATCAGTTGCGGTTGATGCATAGTTATCATAACTATCGCTTTAATATTAATATGATGCCACGACAAACAGGCAAGACTACGTGCGCTAGTATCTATCTAGCATGGTATGCAATGTTTAACCCAGACCAAACTATTCTTGTTGCCGCACACAAATACACAGGTGCGCAGGAGATTATGTCACGCATACGCTTTGTATATGAAACTTGTCCAGATCATATTAGGGCAGGTGTTACAAGTTATAACAAACAATCAATTGAATTTGAAAACGGATCACGTATTGTAGCACAAACAACTACAGGCAACACAGGACGTGGTATGAGTATCTCGCTGCTATACTGTGACGAGTTTGCATTTGTGCAACCCAACATCGCTGAAGAGTTTTGGACTTCAATATCACCTACACTAGCAACAGGTGGTAGAGCTATTATTACCAGTACACCAAACTCAGATGAAGATACATTTGCTACTATTTGGAAACAAGCAGAAGACAAGTTTGATGCACACGGCAATGAACAAGAACTAGGCACAAATGGATTTCACAGTTTTGTTGCACAATGGGACGAACATCCTGATCGTGACGAAGTATGGAAAGTAGAAGAAGTTGGACGTATTGGTGAAGAAAAGTTCCGTCGTGAATACGGTTGTGAATTCCTAGTATTTGACGAAACACTAATCAACAGTTTAAAATTAGCAGTAATGGAAGGTGCTTCGCCTATACTTAATATGGGTCAAACACGTTGGTATAAAAAGCCAAGTCCGCAATACACATATGCAGTGGCACTAGATCCTAGTATGGGCACTGGCGGAGACAATGCTGCAATACAAGTATTTGAGTTACCTAGTTATACCCAAGTAGCAGAATGGCAGCATAATCAAACTGCTATACCAGGTCAAGTTAGAGTACTTGCAGACATATGCAAATACTTACAACAAGAAACTAATAACACAAACGGTATATATTGGAGTGTTGAAAACAACGGTATCGGAGAAGCCTGTCTACTAGTCATCAACGACTTTGGAGAAGAAAACATTCCAGGCTTGTTTGTCAGCGAGCCAATGCGTAAAGGACACGTAAGAAAGTTCCGTAAAGGATTTAACACTACACACGGCACAAAAATTACAGCGTGTAGTAGATTAAAGACTATGGTCGAAAATGATAAAATGACTATACACAGTAAGCCATTAATAAGTGAATTAAAAGGGTTTGTTGCAACAGGATCTAGTTATCAAGCTAAATCTGGCATGGGAGACGACTTGGTAAGTGCTACACTTTTAGCACTAAGAATGATGGCTGTACTCAAAGATTGGGATCCACGAATTTATAACACGTTTACACAAGCAGAAGATATGGAAGATTACGAAGCGCCTATGCCTATCTTTATAAGCAGTAACTTTTAATTAAGCGGATAAATACATTATGCAAGAATTTGACAAAATAGGCGAAGACCTTTTTAATAAAATTAGAGGTAGATTTCCAGAAGTTACTATTGGTGACGAAGCAGGAACAGTCACTAACGAGCCAACTATGGCACGTTTCTTTGATTTTGACTACAATGGACTGGGCAAAGTAAGTGTTGCTATTGATGAAGACGAAGGTCTAACTATTATATACAGCAAAGACTTTATGGAAGATCAAGACGAAATGACGCAAGATGCGTGGTATGACTTCTTAAAAGAACTGCGTATCTTTAGCAAAAAGCGTATGTTAGATTACAGCGTAAGAGATATTACTAAGTCAAATTTAAATAAAAGAGATTATAAATTCTTAGCGAAAACCCCTGAGGACGGACAAATGACAGAATCAAAACTATACGGCACAAGTAAAATTAGTTACCAAAAAGTAGGCGAAGCACGTATTGTAATTCAACATACTGAAAGTATTAACCAAGAAAGTGCAACAGGACGCACACAAAAAATTGGTAAAATTTATATTGAAAGTGCAGATGGTGAAAGATTCCGTTACCCATTCAAACATCTAAGCGGTGCCAGAGCAATGGCACGTCACGTAGCAGAAGGCGGGAATACATATGATGATTTCGGTAAGCACATTGTAGGCTTATCAGAAGAAATGGGAAAACTACGCAAGTTTAAAAACTACATGGGACGTAGTGCTGTAATGGCAGAAAGTCTCGCAGGGTATGTAGATGTTGTTAAAGAGCGTATTAGCACAGTTAAGAAAACAATCGAATCACTCCAAAAGCCAGCATACTATGCAGAAACTATTGCTGCATTTGAAACACCAATGATGGAAGATGTTCCTGCAGATGTTGCAGAGAATTGGATTGACCAACTAACTATTAAACAGTTTAACGAAGAACTAGCAGATGTATTTCCATATATCTACAAACTAGTAGGCGAAGCAACTCGAGCAAAATCATTAGGCCCAGAAGACTTAGAAGAAGTAGCAGGTCCAGAAAAGTGCTGGGACGGTTACAAAAAAGATGGCACACAACCAGGCACTGGCAAGAACAAAGGCAAGCGTGTAAACAAATGCGTACCAGAAGAAATTGCACTAGAGCAAGGCTTTGAAGAAATTCTGGGTCAATTTGCAGAAGCAAAAGAGTGTGATGATTGCGGCTGCACACCTTGTGAATGTGATACAAACGAAGACGATGTACAAGAAGCATACATCAAGACATCAAAAGATGCAAGTGATGCACTAGGTGTGTTGCGTGGTAAAGGCAAAAAGATCGAAACAGGTGATGACGAGTACGACGGCAACTTAGCAAATGAATATGCAAGCGATGTATGGGATGTGTATTCTTGGATTGAAGCAAGAACAAACGGATTTCAAGGTATAGATCCAAAGTTCCAAGCAGCAATTGATGCAATGATGGAGTTGCGTAAAGAAGCAAAGAAATTAGAAACTCAACCAGGCTCAGGTAAGAACGGTAAGTTTGGTAATCAAATAGTAAACACATTATATCCTGTAATGCAGTATATAGATGCACACGACTTTGATAAAAAAGAAGATGACGACACAATGGATGTCAAGATCAATAGCAAAGGCCAACTAAGCAAAGACGACGGCACTGAAGAGCCAGAAGAGCAAAAGACACCATTAGGCGAGTTTATTTTAAGCTACTTTGATAGAGAAACAGGCGTATTTCCAAAAGGCGAAACTGCTGTACTTACCATGGTAGAAAAAGATTACGGCGAGCAGTTCATAGAACCTGCTAAGGCGTTTATCGAACAAATAGGCGCAAAGTTTGAAGAGTTCCAGATGCGTAACCAACCACAACAGATGGAAGCACCAGATACAGGCGAATATGACAGAATACGTGAGTTAGCTGGCTTAAGATAAGTTAGCTAACCACTTATAAGTTTTTATGTTTTTTCTTTCAAAAAAGACTTGACTAACGTTGTAGACGGTGTTATTATTAATACTGTGCTATAACATATAAAGGCACAGAGCAACATAGGTTGTTCTACACATAGGCATAACATTTAGGAGAAAAGGCACTATGGCATCATTAGCAGAAATCCGAGCAAAGCTCAAAGAACAAGAAGCCCGCGCAGGCGGCAACCAAGGTCCAACTGGTCCAAACCCAATTTACCCATTTTGGAATATTAAAGAAGGCGAAAGCGCAACTTTCCGTTTCCTTCCTGACGGTAATGCAGACAACACTTTCTTCTGGGCAGAACGTTTGATGATCAAACTTCCGTTCGCAGGTGTTAAAGGCGAAACTGATTCACGTCCAGTACAAGTACAAGTTCCATGTATGGAAATGTATGGCGAAAGCTGTTCAATCCTACAAGAAGTACGTGGTTGGTTTAAAGATCCTTCACTAGAAGACATGGGTCGTAAATATTGGAAAAAGCGTTCATACGTATTCCAAGGCTTTGTAACTGACAATCCATTGACTACAGATGAAGCACCAGAGAATCCAATTCGACGCTTTATTATTGGTCCACAAATCTTCCAGATCATTAAGGCAGCACTTATGGATCCAGACATGGAAGAATTGCCAACAGATTATACTGCTGGCGTAGACTTCCGTCTTAACAAAACATCAAAAGGTGGCTATGCAGACTACGGCACAAGTAATTGGGCACGTCGAGATCGTCCACTAGGCGATGCAGAAATGGGTGCGGTCAATACACACGGATTGTTTGATCTAAGTGAATTCCTTCCTAAGAAGCCAGACGCAACTGCTATTAAAGTGATGCAAGAAATGTTTGAAGCGTCAGTAGACGGTGAAGCATATGATGCAGAACGTTGGAGCAACTACTTCCGTCCTGCAGGTATGCAAGCACGTACTGGCGACCCGCAAAAAGAAGCAAGCCCACAAGCAACTGCTACAAGTCAAAGCGCTCCGGTAGCTGAAGCAACACCAGTTGCAGCAGATCCAGCGCCAGCGCCAGCAGCTGAAGAAGCAGAAGCACCAGCAGCAGGCGGCGGCGCAAGCGACATTCTTGCAATGATCCGCTCGCGTCAGAACGGTTAATAAGTTAACAACACCCCCCAGGCTTGCATAGCAGCTCAATACCGGGGGGTTACTTACTTCAACTTTTTAGGAGAATTTAATGGCTAAATCATTTGATGTTAGCAAGTTCCGCAAGGACTTGACTAAAAGTATCTCAGGCATGAGTGCTGGATTTAACGATCCTACTGATTGGATTTCAACAGGATCATATGCACTAAACTATCTTATCTCAGGAGACTTTCACAAAGGTGTTCCGCTAGGTAAGGTAACTGTGTTTGCAGGTGAATCAGGAGCAGGTAAATCTTACTTTTGCTCAGGTAACATTGTAAAACACGCACAGGATCAAGGTATCTTTGTAGTACTAATTGACTCAGAGAACGCACTTGACGAGAGCTGGCTACAGGCTCTTGACGTTGACACAAGTGAAGAAAAACTTCTTAAACTTAACATGTCAATGATTGATGATGTAGCAAAAACTATCTCAACATTTATTACAGACTTTAAAGCAATGGATGAAGAAGACCGTCCTAAAGTGTTGTTTGTAATTGACAGTTTAGGTATGTTGCTAACACCTACTGACGTTGATCAGTTTAACAAGGGTGATATGAAAGGTGATATGGGTCGTAAGCCTAAAGCACTAACTTCATTAGTCCGTAATACTGTTAACATGATCGGCTCATTGAACGTCGGACTAGTATGTACTAACCACACATATGCATCGCAAGATATGTTTGATCCAGATGACAAGATCTCAGGTGGTTCAGGCTTCATCTATGCATCAAGTATTGTTGTTGCAATGAAGAAACTGAAGTTGAAAGAAGATGAAGATGGCAACAAGATCTCAGAAGTTATGGGTATCCGTGCTGGTTGTAAAGTAATGAAGACACGCTATGCAAAACCGTTCGAAGGTGTGCAGGTTAAAATTCCTTATGAAACTGGTATGAATCCTTATTCAGGTCTAGTTGAATTGTTTGAGAAGAAAGGCTTGTTGACAAAGCAAGGCAATCGACTCAAGTATATTAATCTAGCAGGCGAAGAAGTTCTTGAATATCGCAAAGCATGGATGCAAGAAGGCAAACTTGATTTGATTATGTCGGAATACGCAGAAAAAATTGCTCCTGTGGTAAATACCGACGAAGTTGACGAAGAAGAAGCAACTGTTGATCAAATTGAGGAAGCAACCACAAATGAATGAAGAACACATCAGTGACATCTGGACGATGTTTAAAGAATATGTAGACAAGAAACAAATGGAACTAGTAGCCGAAAAGTTTGTTGATCTATTAGCAGACTACGGTGTTAGTGATGAAACGTTTAAAGAAGTAATTGGTACAGATTCTAATTTAGATGAAGCAATTAGTTACTATTTAGATTTAGATAATGTTGACGACGATGACGAAGAATGGGATGAATAATGGGTTGGTATAGCGAAGTATCGCGAGACATTAGTAAGATACCAAGTGCTGTACAGTTCTTTGAAGACGAGCTGATACAAGGTCGTCTAGATGTAAAACTCAAAGGCAATGTGGAACGTGCTGCGGCAGAAATGCCCGGTATCGTTGAACAGCGTTTTAACCAGCTTCAAGAAATTGAAGCAATCCTCAACTACTTAAACATCGAGCTGCGTAGGTTGCGCAGCTCGTACTTTAAGAAATATCTTGAAAACTATCAACGAGCTCTGTCAAGCCGTGACGTTGAAAAATACGTCGACGGTGAGGCAGACGTTGTTGACTACGAAAAGATTATCAACGAGTTTGCTCTAATGCGTAACAAATGGTTAGGACTGTTAAAAGGACTTGATCAAAAGCAATGGCAGATAACTAATGTTGTAAAGCTTAGAGTAGCAGGGATGGAAGATGCAAGCGTGTAGTATTTTAGTAGGAGTTGATCAAAAATACTACGATGACTGGGCATCAACACTACTAAAATCTATAAACTTTAACTGTCCTGATATTAAATTACGTTGTCATGTAGTAAATCCAAAAAATCTAAAAAAATTACCTTTTGTAGAATATACTACAGAAGAAATTTCTTTCGATAACGAAGATTCAAAAATATCTTATTTGCAAGCTGTAAGATTTCTTGCAGTATCTAAAATTCCTACTACAGAATTTGTACTTACTATTGATGCAGATACTATATGTTGTAAGAAATTTACAAAAGAAGAATTTATTAATATATTTGATAAGCAAAATATTTTAGTAAAAGACAAAAAACCCGATCGCTGGCTTTGCGGATTAGTTTGTTTTAAGAATGATAACTTTAGATACGAATACGCAGAACTACTTAATTCTGACCCAATATCGACATGGAAAGTTGGCAGAGATCAAAAAGTCCTATCAAAACTAAAAGATAAATTTAACTTTGTGCCTGTACATTATAAATGGATGTCAATCGGAAAAAACGGCCGCGGCAGTATATTTTTAACACTCAAAGGCGACAATAAAATTACACATAAATATTTAGAAGTTTATAGGCAGTTTAAAAATGAAATTAAAACTTAGTGAACCGTTAATAGTTGGTATAAAAGGCAGCTTTGATAATCAAAATTTATTATTTGTTCCAGATTTGCCTAATTTTAAGATAGTAGAAAATTTAGATGATCCATTAGTTAAGAGTGCCGATGGATATATGCAAACTAATATATATAAATTTTCAACCCCTAAGTTAAAAGACCAGTTTGATTTTATTAAAGAATCAGGCAAACCTTTTTTAGTATATGAAAGTCCTGTATTTCGTAGGGGCACAACAGCATTACAAGATAAGAATCCACTGTTTATGCAACGTGTAGGCTGGAATCATTTTATGCGCCAGGGAATATTTTGTAATGAAAATAGCCCGCCGGATAGATTTAACAAAATACAAAAAGACCAAAACATAGAAATAAAGCCTTGGAGAGCAAAGGGTGATTACATATTATTCATTTTGCAAAAGCCCAATGACAGTAGCTTAGAACAAGTGCATAAAGTTTGGGGTAATCAATATTGGGCGTATGTGTCTGATTGCTTGCGTAAAATTCGTGAGCATACTGATATGCCTATTGTTCTTAGAGGGCATCCAAAAGCAAACAAAAGCAGATCAATAGCTGCGGGTATTGCAGCAAAAGAAGGAATACCTAACGTAACGCATACTACTAATTACGATACACAAACAATTGCAAACGGTGGCAGAGGCTTACAAAAAGACTTCGACAATGCATGGGCAGTTATTGGTACAACTAGTAACACCCTTATAGAAAGTGCATGTGAAGGCATTCCTACATTTGCATTAGACGATACTGCAATGAGTTTCGACGTATCTCAACCTGACTTATCTTACTTAAACAATCCAAAACTAGATATACCTCGTGAGCAATGGTTATATGATCTAGCATACACACAATATTATTTTCACGAGCATCGTTCAGGCTTTGCATGGAATAGACTCAAACCTGCATACTTCTAAAAACATACTGGATAAGTATTTAAAATTAAGAGAAAGTAAACATGAAGCAAGTTTATAATTATTGGATGCCTGATAGTGATAATCACTTTGAACGTCTTATTAAAAAAAGAATAAGTCAAGGCGGCCCGGCAGAATATCAAGATCTTATTAGAGCAGCAGCATATGAACATATAACTGATTATGATTTATGCATTGACGTTGGAGCAAACGTTGGTTTATTTACTGTTCCGCTATCTACAAAATTTAAAAAGATTATTGCATTTGAACCGGTTGATCAAGTTTACGAATGCTTAGAAAGAAACACACAGGACTTAAATGTAGAATTAAGAAAATATGCATTAGGCAATGCTAATAGTACTATTGACATAGAAATTGTTAATGATAATACCGGACAAAGTTATGTCAAAGACGAAACAATGGGCCAAGGCAGTATTGATATAAAGCGTATGGATGATTTAGATCTTCCTAGATTCGGCTTGTTAAAATTAGACTGTGAACGCTATGAATTAGAAATTCTCAAAGGCGGTAGCGAAACTATATTAAAATATAAACCTATTATTATCGTAGAGCAGCACCCTGACACAGAATTTTGCGCAGGTACTTTTTTAAAAAATCATGGTGCTGTTCAACTGGCAAGAGTCAAAAAAGATTATGTATTCGGATGGAGTTAATGAGCAAAGTAGTATTAGTAACAGGCGGATTTGATCCCTTACACTCAGGGCACATTGCATATTTTAAAGCAGCACGAGAACTTGGTGATCACTTAGTTGTCGGAGTTAACAGTGACGAATGGTTAACACGTAAGAAAGGCAGACCGTTTATGTCCTTTGAAGAACGTGCCGCTATCATCAAAGAACTAGGCTGTGTAGATGAAGTTATTGGATTCAATGACGATGACGACAGTGCATGTAGTGCAATAGGTTTTGTATTAGCAACCAAAGGTAGCAGTTGGAAACTGTTGTTTGCCAATGGAGGCGATAGAACCAATACCTCAACACCCGAATACACTGCATGGAAAGATCATCCGGATGTAGAATTTGTGTGGGGAGTCGGCGGCGTTAACAAAGCTAACAG